CCCCATCCCATCTAAATCTTCTCTTTAAAAAAGTAACTTCTGATATATCTTTGTAATCACTAATCAAGCTGTGTTTATCAGCAGCAGTGACTTCATAACCTAAGATTAACATCTCTTGTCTAACATACAAACCATTAAACCACTCATAACCTCGAGGTGGTACACTAAGTAGACAATCATCACCAACAAAAGCCATTCTCAAAATATCTCTAAATTCTTTCTTACTAGGTAACTTTTGATCACTCTTAATATAATACATTATAAAACAGTATGTGAACAAAATCTTCTGTATAATAGAATTAGCATGGATAGTGTCAGCTCTACCTGAACATAAAGTGCTCACATACATAAAATATATATTTAAAATAATTTTAATTTTATTATCTAAAGAATCTAATAGAGTACATATTTCTTGTAATTGCTTTTTCGAATAACCGAAGATAATAGCTTGTCTAAGAATGTAAACTTTATACCACACAAAGCCCCAGCTATGATGAACATCAAATTTACTCTGATCTAGCTCTATAATTTTTGTTCTCTTACCATTATCAGTTAGATGGTTGTATAAATGCAACCAATCAGCACCACAAACATTTATAGATGCATAACAATCATGATTTTCAATATCAGTTAATATAGCAGTTAAAATATTTGTTAAGTACATCTTTGTTATTAAAATATCTGTTAAACATGATACAAAGAACAATCTTCCTTTTCCCATATTAACATCTGATAATTTTAAACATTCATCTTTAACAACACCATCACATACTGAGATATATCCTTCTCCACTCTCTATTAAGGCTAATTTAGTATTTAACAATTCTAAAACCACGGGGTGTATTCTATATTGAGATCTCTCTTTATCTACCTGTTCAATAGCTTTTTCTTTCGTAACATTTAAACTACTCAAATAACTACCTATACCTTTTGAATCATCACGAGGTGCCATAAAAGTATTAACAGTAGAACCTACAATAGCTTGATGCAAACTTACAGGACCTAAGATTTGACCTTGGCTGGGTGTATAAGTCATATATTCCATTGCCAAATTCATAATCTTATCATCCACACATCCACTAAATTCACTAGCTTCTATATTTCTTTTATATAAACTTCTAAACTCGCCATCAAAGAATTTAGCATGCTTAGGATTTGGCCCGACATATTCGTCATCTAAGTACTCTTTAAAATAATCATATAACATAGTTCTATGACAAGTCATCTTAGGTGTACGTGTATTTTTTACATGTCCTATAACACCAATGTGTATATCAAACCACGCCATGTCACTTTTAGGATGAACTCCTTCGAGAATAATGGCATTTTGTGGTGTAAAAGCACGATTAGCTCTATCATTCATCAGAGGATTTACATCACCAACTCTACAACGACTCTTAAAATCTTCATAATCTTCTAAAGTAACACGACTTCCCAACGATATTCTACCATCTAGACCCATCTGGGATCCAACATGAATACCTAATAATCTACCTCTACCATCTATAATTGGACGACTACAGTCTCCATTCGAAAAAGTAACAGGAACATAAGCTATCCCAGTTTGAGGTATTTCTAGATGTAAATTTATCTTTCTCTCATTACCGACATATATATCATCCGGTAAGGGTTCAAATTGTGACACAAAAGTTGTAGTATTAGGAAACGTTATTACACTACCAATATAAACAAAAGCAAAATCCTTATCTTTACTAGGATAATAATTACAATAATTCCATATAAAGCTACTCTCTCTACCAACATGCTCATATCGAATTATATCTCCGTCTCTCATATCAAATCCAGGGTAATCAAAATTTATGTTTCTAGGTTTCCTCACAAAGTGAGCCGGTATTAACATAACTTGAGAACTTACTAATGTACCAAAACAACTAACAAAATCATTTGTCGATCTGTCAAATATCTTTAAAGTAATTAATCGGTATTTCTCTGATAAAGATGTAGTATGCCCAATATTAACCCTATTAACTTCATATACAGGTTTAATATCAGGTGGTATATTGATAGGTATTCCCATAATATTTCCCTCACTAATAACAACAGATTTTGATTGATACTCATCATTTTGTTTTTTAAGAGCGGTCTCTTTTATCTCTGAAGCTTTAGATAACAAATTTGTATTAATATCATCATACAAATTCTTCTCTTTATTATTTTTTATAATTTTCTTATCACTAAAAATATAGTTTAAAAACTTTTTTGTTAAAACAGCACTAGCTACAAAACTGGCAAATCCTACAAAGGCTAAAACTTCATATTTAAAAACCTCATCCGAGAATAAAAAGCGCCAGCCAAATTTTTTAAATAAATAATTAGTAACACCTCGTCTACTCTTAGCATATTGATTACGAATAGCAAACAAAGATAATTTAAGCCAATGAGGACCACAAAATAGTGATG